ATTTAAAAAATTTAACGAGATAGACGAGTTTTCAAATGCTATCAAATTAAAGAAGATGGATATTAATGAAGTTTATGGTTTTATGATGGATGAATTATTAGAAAAATATTCTAGAATAGACATATTCTCTGAAATGTCAGAGTATTTTAATGTTCACCCTACTAAATTTTACAATTCACTATCAAACATATTTAAAGAAGGTTTAATAGCTGAGTTGGATAATAAAACTGGAATTCTTTCAAAGAAAAATATAAACAAACTTTTTTAAATGATTAGCGAACAGGTATTAAATATGCCCGTAAAAAGGGTATGGATATTAGGCGACCTTCATTTTGGAGTAAGATCGAATTCTCTTGAATGGTTAGAAATTCAAAAAGACTTTTTTGAAAATGAATTTATACCTACATTAGAGAAGGAATATAAACCAGGAGACGTCTTAGTTCAAGTAGGAGACACTTTTGATAATAGACAAAGTATCAACATAAAGGTACTTAATTATGCTATAAACTTATTCGAAAGACTTGGTAAGATATTACCTACACATATTATTTGTGGAAATCACGATATATGGGCTAAAAAGACAAACGATATAACTTCAATTGACAGTCTTAAATGGATTCCAAACGTTCAAGTTTATACAAAGCCTATAGAATATAAGTGGTTAGATAAAAAAATACTTCTCATGCCTTGGAGAAGAGATTCAGCACATGAAGCAGAAACACTTGCTGATTTTCCATCCAGTGAAATTGTATTTTGTCATTCTGAGGTTAAAGGAATATATTTGAATTCAAAAGTCAAAAATATGCATGGTAATGAAAGTAATATTTATGATAAGTATACAAGAGTCTATAGCGGACATATTCATTATCGCCAAGAAAAGAATAAACTTTTAATGGTTGGAGTTCCCTATCAATTGACCAGATCTGATATGAATAACTCTAAAGGATTTGACCTTGTAGATTTAGAAACGATGGAAGAAACTTTTTATGAAAATGATTCTTCCCCTAAATTCTTAAGATACAATATAAAAATGTTATATGATATGAATCTAGGAGCTTTTAAAGAGCAGATCAAAAACAATTTTGTAGATTTATACGTTCCTTCAGATATCGCGTCAAATGCTTCTCTTTCGAATCTTATTAATAAAGTACAGAAGATTGGAAGAAGAATAGAGCCTAATATCTACCAAGAAGAGAACTTTATTGATAAAGACCTTTATGATTTAGATGAAATAGATGAAATGCAAAAAAATTACAGTGTTTTAGGTCTATGCGAAAAGTATGTAGATTCCTCAACATACGACTCAGATACTAAGAAAAAAATACTAGAAAAAATAGCAAATATTTACAATAACTGTACCAACAATTACGACATAGAACATGAAAATCAATAGTATTGAATTTAAGAATTTTGCAAGTTACGGTAATTCTATTCAAAAAATAGAATTCAAAGATGAAGCTGAACTTTATTTAACTTTAGGCAAAAATGGAAACGGAAAGACAACTATAGCAAATAGCATCATATATGCTCTTTATGGAAAAGTAGAAGGTGTAAAACTTTCAGATTTGCCTAATAGAATTAATAAAGAATTGTGGGTAAAAATCAATCTACAATGTAAAGATATAAATGTAGTAATAGAGAGAGGTCTTTCACCAGGAAAATTTAAAGTCATGATGAATGGCGTTGAATTTGATAAAGCAGGAAAAAGATCAGTTCAAGAATATTTAGAAGAAGAAATATTTGGTATACCTTACCATGTATTTAAGAACATAATCATATTAAGTATAAATGATTTTAAGTCTTTTTTAACAATGTCATCAAGTGATAAAAAACAAATTATTGATAAGATGTTTGGTTTTTCTATTCTAAATGATATGTTCAAAAATGTTAAAGAAGATAGAAAGCAAATAAAAATGGAAGTAGATTCTTATGAATCTGAACTTAATCAAATACTAGAATCTATTTCTTCTGTAAAATATAAACTTAATAATTTAGTAGAAGAGTCTAATAAAAAAGATAAAGAAAAAATACAAGAACTTAAAGAAACTTTGCTATCTTATGGAGAAGACATTCAATCTTTAAACAGCGCAAAATCTTCAATTAATGGAAAATTAGAAGAATTTGAAAAACTTTCTATCAGTAAAACAAAAGAACAAAACGATATTGTTAGAGAAAATAGATATTTAGATGAAAAGATAGAATTGTATAAGAAAGGCTCATGTCCAACCTGTGAAACAGCGTTAGATAGTTCTTTTCATACTGCTAAATTTGCAGAATTTGAAATATCTAAGTCTTCTAATGAAAAATCTATAGAAAGTTTAAAAGTTTCCATTAAAGATACAAATTCAAAGTTAGATGATTTAAAAGAAAAAAGAAAAAAGGTAGATAGCAGGGTAAATAATTTAAAGTACTCAATTAAAGATATTAAAGATGAGTTGATTAAAATTAAAAATGCAACTACTAATTCTGAGCAATTTGAACATCTTAAGCAAATTATCAAAGAATTTGAAAAGACAGAAAAAGAAAAAAGTGATAAGAAAAACGAAGTAGCAAAACAAGATGCTTTCATGTCTATTTTAGAAGAAATCTTAGGAGATAATGGAGTGAAAAACTTAGCAGTTAAAACTATTCTGCCAGGTTTAAATGCAAACATCGCAATGATGACTCAAACAATGCACCTTCAATTTCACATTAGATTCGACGAGAAATTTAATTGTATTGTAAATCACTTAGGAGAAGACATTAACCCGTTAACTCTCTCAACTGGAGAGAGAAAGAAAGCTGACTTTATAGTTATTATAGCGATAATTAAGATATTGAAGCTAAGGTTCCCTCAGTTAAATCTTATGTTCTTAGATGAGTTACTTAGTTCAGTAGATCAGGACGGAGTCTATAATATTCTTAAAATATTAAATGAGGTTATTAAAGAGAATGGATTGAATACTTTTGTAATTAACCACACTGAATTACCACATGAAATATTTGACCAAAAAATACAAATATATAGAGAAAACGGCTTCTCTAAATTTACAATAGAGAAGATCGATTAAAAGATAATATGGCAACTTATAACTTAAGATTCAATAAAGACGACAGTGTTGTAAGGCATTTAATCGTAGGTTTGTTAGCAGACTTAAATAAAAAGGTAACTTTTTGGAGACAACTTGATAATGAAACAAGGTCTTTAGTTGATGTTCCATTTTATTATTCTATAACTGGAGATGAAAACTTCTTGAAAGATAGTTTCTTATTTTCAACAGCAAATGGCTTAGATTGTGCACCAGAACCAGAAAAGGCAGATGGTAATTACGATCCAGTCCCAAGAGGAGTAATTAATATGAGCTCTCTGTCAATAGATGCTGGAAAGTTAGTTAATAAAAGAAATAGAGGTAACTTTTCTAAGATGAGCGATCAGGGAACATTAGAAGGGTATCAAGCTGAATTTGAACTTATTCCAATTACTATCGGAGTAGATGTTGAAATATTACTTTCAAGCCAACTAGATATTTTTAAATGCAGTGAAGAAATTATCAAAAGACTTTATAAGTCAAATCAATATAATGTTGAAGTAGGACATTTAGATGAGGGTCTTTATAGAATGGCAGCTTATTATGCTATGCCAGATGAATATTCTAATGAAAGACCTGTTGAATTTGGATTTGACGATAAAGGAAATTATAAGATAACATTTGGTTTAGAAATAAACTCATTTATGCCTTCGATAGACTTTAAAACAGAACAACATGCAGGTAATAGAGTGTTTGGTTTTACTAGTGGATTAACCGACGGTAACCAAATAGACGAAACACAAACAAATGAATAAATTTAAAAGATATATAAAAAAAATAAAATAATATTAAAATGGCAAAAGTTACACAAAACATTATCTCGCCTATTCACGTAAATGAAGACGGATCAACTTACATCTCTTTAGATGGAAAGGCGTTTTTAGTAAAAGAAAACGAGATTACAGAAGCAGAAATTACAAAGGCACCAAATGAGTTCAAAAACTTAGTTATAGCCCTTGACAAATTTAAAGTTACAAATGAAGGAGTTGCATGGTATCATGGAATCTCTAGATTTAGATACACTAAAGAAGATAATAAATTCTTTATTTCTAATTCAGAAGTTTTAAGTGAAAGTTTCAAAAACCACTTATTAGCAACAGGACTTGTAAGTTATTCTTTAAATCCAATGATTGACTTATTTGAAAATGCAGCTAAAAATCACGATAAATTTGTATCACTTGATTTTGCTACTAAAGTTTCAGTAGGCACGATTAAATGCTATGTTATGGAACAAAATGGAGATTTCTTCGTATATAAAATTAACGAAGCAAATAAAATCTATAAATTCGAAAAGATGACAGCTGGTGAATGTTTTGATTATGTTAAAGAACAAACAGGTCATCAATTAGTAATGGCTTCAGAATTACTTGAAGGTGATAGAGCTCAAGCAGCTGAAACTCACAAGAAAGTAGAGATTTTAGAGCAAATGATAGCATTCTTAAAAGACCAAAGAGGAATTATTGCAGAAGCTGATAAATCTATCGAAGAGATAAAAGAAGCTGATACTTTAATTAATTCAGAAATCAAAAGATTAGAAGAAGAAATTTCTAAAATAAAAGAAGGAAACGAGGGAGAAGGAAACGAACCAGAAGAATTAGAAGATGAAACTAAAGAAGTTGATTCTGACGAGGCTAGAGAAGCAGAAGGAGAAGAAGCAGATAAAGAAGTACCTGAAGACGAAGGAGAAGAAGGTGCAAAAGAAGTAGCTGAAAAAGAAGAAGCTGAAGTTGAAGAATCTGAAGAAGAGGAAGTTGAAGAAGCTATGGAATCTGAAGAAGAGGAAGTTGAAGAAGCTATGGAATCCGAAGAAGAGGAAGTTGAAGAAGCTATGGAATCTGAAGAAGAGGAAGTTGAAGAAACTGAAGAAGTTGAAGAAACTGAAGACGAAGAAGTAGCTGAAAAAAAAACTAACGAGGCAGAATTAGAAGAAGACCACGTTGACAGAGCTGATGGTTATGTACCAGGAACTCTTAAATACGGAATTGAAAATCATGCTGAAGGAACTGCAATCAAAGTAGACGCAGAAGGTTACACAACATCAGGGCAAGATGAATCTATTACTGTTTTTATTGGAGATTCTCCGGTAAAAGTTACTAAAAGAGAAATAGTTTTAGCAGATACTGAAACAATTTAAAAAAATAGTCTATAATATACAGATGAAAAATGTAAATAATTTTGAAGGTTTTATAAATGAAAATTTTGACCAAGCATTTAATATTCGAACATTAAAGGGTATTCGATTCACCTTACCACGATGGGAGCACGTAGATGATATGTTTAAAAAAGGAGATGAATTTGAAATTGCCTTTAATGACATGGCTGATACTGAAAAAATTTGGAAGGATATTAACAAAGCCCAAAAAGAACATAAATCTGTTAAGGCAATGGATATTGGTTGGATGTCAAATGAATTTCACGAAAATATTATTTCAGTTAAAGATGGAAATTACCCAGGTTTGACATATCTTTTTAAAGCATTAGATAAACATTATGGTAAATTCGGCGCAGCGATGGGTTGGAGATAAACACAACATAAACTTACTACAAAGGGCTAAATGAAACATTTGGCCCTTTTTTGATATAACAGATTAAATACACTAAAATGACACAATGCCCAGAAAAAAGAATTATTTAAACAACAAGGACCTTAGAGAGCAAATTATTATTTCTCTAGAGAACGATGAATTAACAAGAGAAGCACAAAAGATGCTACAATTATTAGCTGAAAAGGCTATTAATAAACTAAGGTACGCTAATGAAGATGACAGAAAAGACTGTCTACAATTCGCATTATTAGACCTTTTAAAGTATTGGAGAGGTTACAAGCCAAAATATCCTAATGCGTTTGCATACTACACTGAGATAGCAAAAAGAGGTTATGCAAAAGGCTGGAATAAATTACACCCACATAAATATAAAGGAACTCTTTCAATGGATAGAATCAATTCAAGCGATAGCGATTCAGGAAATTCTGGAATGTTCAACATCTAAAATGTCTATTAAAAACAATAAGCCTTCTGGCAATTCTAACTGGAATCAGGGTTACTATAACCCTGTTTACCCAAATAAATATGTTGGTAAAGGCCCTATTATCTACAGAAGTTCATGGGAACTAAAATTCATGAAGATGTGTGATAATAGAGAAGATATTGTTTTTTGGTCAAGTGAACCAGTAGAAATAAAATATTGGAGTTCCTTAGATAATAAAGAACATTCATATTTCCCAGACTTTTATATAAAAGTTAAAAAGAATGAAGGCTTCGAAGAAACTTTAATAGAAATTAAACCAGAAGAGCAAATAAAAAAGCCACAACCCCCTACAAAAAATAGCCAGCAAGCACTTAAGAATTATAAGTTTTTGGCAGAGCAGTTTATAAAAAATAGAGATAAATATAAATATGCAAAAGAATGGGCCAAATCAAGAGGTTGGAGATTTGTAGTTATGACAGAAAAAAGTCTTAAATAATGGGTCAGGTTAAAAGCGACATACAAAAATTAATTAAAGAACAGGGAAGCTTATCAGCAGCAAGGTCTTTTTCTGAGAAATGGTTTGAAAAAGGCAGAAACGCAGTTAATGAAAAAGGCACAAGTTTTACTTCTAAAAGGTTCTTTCCTGGAAAGATATATGTTTTTAGATATTCACCCATCTCTAAAACACTTCCATGGTACGATAAAAACCCAGTAGTTTTAGCATTAGATCCGAGTGGAGCAAATGATGTTGGAATTAACTTGAACCTTTTACCAAATACAGTCAAAGAGGATTTATTAGATAAAGTATATGGTATGTTTGCTGCTGAGATAAAAAATAACACAATGGGTGGAGCTGCTAATAATGTTAAAAAACAGAAACACCTATCTATGACTTGGGAAAATATGAAAGGTTTTTTAAAAGGACCCGGATATGATTTTGCACTAAGACAATATATAATTGGTGGTAAATCAGGCCAGGCAGTTGTTAGTTATGAAAATTGGGCAAAAATAGTATTGTGTGATTTTGCAGATTTACAGGGAACCTCTTATGCTGAATTGGAAAGGTTATTTAAAAAGAGATAGAATAAAAAGAATATATAAACTGAAAAAGTATTAAAAATTATGGCAGGTTTTGCAGATAAGGACCCAAGAAATGGACCTTGGAGTACCAATACTAGACCTTTTAGTCTAAGTAACACACTGAAAAGATTATCCTCATTTGGAATGAGATATGATGATCTGATTCTTAGACAATCACAGGCAATTGGTCCTCTTGAAGATAAATTTGGGTATGGCGATATCAACCCAATGGGGATTGATAATGACGACATGTATGCAGCATTCGCTGCCTTATCTATGGCTGATACTACAATGAGGAAAAACATTCCTTTTTTCGATCAGCAATATGAGGTAAAAAGAGAAGAACTTAGAAGATTTTCAGTAAATGATGAAATAGAAGATATTTTAGATATTTTATGCGATGAAACTATTGTCTATGATAATAAGAATTTCTTTGGTTCTCCTGAGATATTAGGAGTTGAAGTTTCTGATGGTATTCAAAAAGACCTTAACAGATATTTTAGACAAATATATCACGCATTTGGTTTTAATTCAGATCAATCAGCATGGTACTATTTTAGAAAATGGTTAATTGATGGTTATCTTGCATTTGAAATTATTTATTCACCAGATCAGACTGAGATTATAGGTTTTAAAGAACTAGACCCTATTACACTTATACCTGGATATAATAAAGAAGATGGTAAAAAAGTATGGATTCAGTTTAAAGACGATCCAGTAAAAGAGAGAACTCTTTATGATTCTCAAATCATTTATCTTTCGTATTCTTCAATTACAACTGCATCTAGAGTAAGTTATGTTGAAAGATTAACCAGATCATTTAACCTATTAAGAATTATGGAACACACCAGAGTAATTTGGGCTGTAACTAATAGTTCTTTCAGAATGAAATTTGTAATACCCGTAGGTGGTAAGTCTAAAACGAGAGCAAAACAGTCTCTTGCACAACTTATGAATTCATATAAAGAGGTTGTTGACTTTGATTGGGAATCAGCTTCAATGCAGACGAATGGTCAGCCAATGTTACAATTTAATAAAGAGTATTGGTTACCAAGTAAAGATGGTGATAGTCCAGAAATTGAAACACTTGATAGTTCAGGACCAGATCTTTCAGATACCGAAGCACTTAAATATTTCTCAGATAAACTGAAGCATGTATCTAAAATACCTTATTCAAGATTCTTATATGAAGATGGAGGAGGAGACTTTAACATGGCAGCAGATGGTATGATTAGAGATGAAATCAAATTCAGCAAATTTGTAAAAAGACTAAGATCTGCTTTCCAAGAAATTCTTGTTAAGCCACTCTATTTACAGATGTGTATTAAATATAAAGACCTTTCTGAAGACCCTCAATTTAAAACACAGGTAGCATTAAGATACTATAAAGATAATGATTTCGCAGCATTGAAAGAAATGGAAATCATGGAAAGAAGATTAGACTTCGTTTCAACAATGAGAGACAGTTTAATGACAACAAATCAAGAAACTATGGAAGAAGAATATTTCTTTGATATGGGCTTCTTAGTTGATAGATATTTACAATTAAGTCCAGATGACATTGCAGCAAATGCCGCAGCTAAAGCTAAAGAAGAAAGAGAAAAAGAAGAAGCTCCAGAGCCGGAAGACCCAATGGCAATGTAAAAAAGATATATAAAATATGAAACTACAAAGAATAACATCGTATGAGCAATTTACAAGAGTTTTTGGTCCTATAAACGAAGAGGAGAAACAATCTTTATCTTCTATTAAAGCAGGAGATGAGAGTAAAGTTGAAGTATCAGATCAAAAAACAGCAGATGGTAAAATAATATCAGCTCAAGAGATTTTAGGTCAAATAATAGCATCCGCAACTGAAGGTGATTTTAAGAAGTATTTCTACGATAAATATGGAACTACTAAATTTGATACCGAAACAATGGGTCAGATGGTAAAAAACTATCAAGATTACATGACTGAAGTTGCAGTAGATGATAAAGAAGAGGAAAAAGAAGAGAAGAAAGAAGGTGGAGGCGATGATGACAAAGACTCTGGAGATGGCGACGGAGGAGGAGAAGATCCACTAGCAGACTTAGGCATTTAAAAAATAGAAATTTATTAAAGATATATACAAAAAATAAGAAACAAAAATGGATAAACTTATCGACAAGACAAGCAAGTTTGATTTGTTAATAGTAGAAAAATCCTCATCAATTTTAACTAAATCTGGTGAAGATAAAGACTATGTTTTAGAAGGTACTTTTGGAGAGATAGATGTTAAGAATAAAAACAACAGAATCTATACAGAAGGAGAATATTTACCACAAATCGAATCATTGCAGAACAAAATTAATTCATCTAAACTATTAGGAGAATTAGACCACCCTCAACAATTTGATATATCTTTAAAGAACGTATCTCACGTTATTGAAGAACTAAGGTATGACAAAGATAATAAACAAGTAAAGGGTAAAATCAGATTATTAGATACTGATGCTGGAAGACAGGCTAAAGCCCTTGTCGATGCTGGAGTACCATTACATATTAGCTCAAGAGCTGCTGGAGAAGTTTCAGAAGGAGGTAAAGTAAAGATAAAGCAATTATTTACTTATGACCTTGTTGCAGATCCAGGTTTTCAAAATGCCGAATTAACACGAGTAAATGAATCTTATGGTTATTCAAATGACGAAAATTTATTTATTTACGAGGTATTTAAAAGAAAAGAAGAAACAAAAAACCAAAACATAATAGAAAATAAAAACGAAAAAACAATGGAAGAATTTGTAAAAACAGATGATTTCAACAACTACACAAAGTATCTTGCTGAGCAGATTAAAGGTTTAAAATCAGTTATTTCTGAAATGACAGAAAAATCAAATGATGGTTCTAACGAAACTAACGAAACTATCGAAACTGTAACAGCACATAACGACAGTATTGTTGAACAATTAAACAATTTAACTGAATATGTTAAATATGTTGCAGAAAAAACAGACCAGAACATCTCTTACACTGAGCATGTTGCTGAAAAAGCAGACCAAGGAATTCAGTATGGCGAATACATTGCAGAAAAAGTAGACCAAGGAATTGGATATACTGAGCATGTTGCAGAATCTTTAACTTCTTTAAAAGATTACGCTAACTACGTTGCAGAATCTTATAATGAAGGTGCTGAAACTACTGAAAAATTATTAGAGTATGTTGAATACTTAAGAGGTAATGTACAGAACGTAAGTGAATACGCTAATTATATCGCAGAATCTATCAACGAAAATTTAGTAATTGAAGGTGATGATGTTACTGCAAAAGAATTCGATGAGTCTGATGAGGACAACGAATTAGAAAAAGTTGGAGACAACTCTGGAGAAGCTAACAGAGCTGATGGTGGAGCTGGACAAGAAAAAGAAGATTTAGATAATGAGTTAAAAGACGTTACTGAACCAGAAGAGAAAGAAGAAGCTGATAAAGATGTTCCTAAAAACTCAGGTAAAGACGGCGCAGATGACCCATTAGAATCATATAAAAATGAAATTTCTAGCAAGTTAACAGATTTATTAGAAAAAGCATCAGCTAAACAAAACGAAGATCCGCATTTCTTTAAATTAGTTAGTTCAGCAACAGCTGAAAAATATAACCAATTAGATGAAAATTCTAAGACTGAAGCTAGAAAATCAATTGAGACTTCAGGATTTTTAACTGAATCTCAAATAACTAGAATTATTGAAAACGTTAATGAAGTATCAGGAAACGTTTCAAACGAACCTTTATTTATTACTGCAATGCCAGTAGAATATAAAGATAAATGGAATTCACTTTCAGAATCTAAGAAAAAACAAATCACTGCTCAATCTAAGACTCGTAAATTAGAAACAGAATATCAAGTAAGAAACTTCTGGCAAACTAGAGACCTTAGAGAAATTGCACCAGTAATGGAAAAAGTAGAGATGATTAACGAAAGTAAAAAAGAAGAAAAAACATTACCTTATAATTTAGATGGTGTTCAAGAAGCATTATCAAAAAGATTTAATAAGTAATAAAATTCTATTTTTGTTTTTTAAAGCCCAGTAATTACTGGGCTTTTTTGTGCTTCCAGAAAGATATATACTAAAAAAACAACAATATGATTAAGCACGCATTTCACTTATTACCATTACTTCTATGTTTAGGATTTTCTATTCTTTGGCCTTTTTGGTTAATGAACGGATATTTAGATACATTGTATCTTAAAATAGCAACTTTCATCGCGGCATATGGTGGTTTTGCAGGAAACCTAGTATGGTATATTCAATGGATTAAAAGAAATAAAAAATAATCTGATAATCAAATACTCTACTTTTATTTAAAAAATGTACCATTTTATTATATGAATCTAGTTATATAATATTAACGTAGTATTTTAATGAAAAATAAAAAGATATATAATACCTATTCGACAACTTGGTTAAAGAAGCAGAAAGCCATATAAATAAGTCGAAAACAAAAACGCAAAAAAATAAATTTAACAAAATGGCAAATTTAATTAACGAAGCGGAAATTAGAGATACATGGTCACCGATTATCGAATCGGCAACTGGTATCAAAGACGCTGAAAAATTATCATGGATGTCTGAGTACTGTCACAATCACAAACTTTACGAAGACGCAAACATCATGTCCCTTAACCCAGGAATGAACTTAACAGGTATGGGTGCAGTAGCATTCCCATCAAACTTTGACGGTGCAGCTGATGGTTCAGGAGACAAAGCTCCAACTTTACTTCCTTTAGCGATGCAAGTTGCAGCTCAAACAATCGGATTAGACTTAGTACCAGTTGTACCAATGGCTGGACCTATGGGTCTTTTATCTTATCTAGACTTCGTATACGAAGGTGGTGCTATCGGTGGCGGTGGCGGTGCTGACGGTACTGTATTACCTACTTACATCAAAACTGCAGATGCTGCAGCTGCTGGTGATACACTTGTAGGTACATCTAGAATTGATGGAAAAAACATCATCAAAATCGGAGCTACTACTACAGCTGCTGGTATTGTAACTGTAACTTATGCTGATGCTGAGTTAGTTGCTGCATTAGACGACCATATCCCTGGATTCGTTGGAAATGATGATGGAACTCCATTCACAAGAGAAGTTGGTGAATCGACTCCGGACAAAGTAATGGGTCTTTCATTGTTCAGTAAATCAGTAGACGCTAGAACTTATCAAGTTGCTGCTGCTGTTACTAGAGAGCAAGTACAAGATTTAAAGCAATTCGGTGTAGATGCAGTTGCTCAAGTTGAGGCTGTATTAACTAACGAACTTACTCAAACAATCAATGATTTAATTATCAACAACATCGATACTCTTGCTGCAGCAAACATGACTGCTTCAGGTGTATCATTAGATGTATCTTTAGTACCTGTTGCATCTGCAGCTGGTGGTGCTACTGAAGGTTCACAACAC